TTTTGGAACGAGCCAATGAATTTGCGAGAACCGGACGTTAAACAATCCCCGCTAACAAAAGAATTGGAGGCGTTGGATTGGTTTTTGTTTTTCCATATATCGAAGCGGCATTTGGATATGTACGGGGCGTACCCGATATATTCCGGTTACGAACAATCGTGCGACTTTTCAAACGCCGAAAACGGCGATTATTGCGACGGTGGATTTTTGAAAGACAAACAAGGGTTTTACAGGTTAGACCAAGCCGGGTTATTGATGCGTTGCCCCAAATGCGGCGACAAACGGATTACCGGGGCGGGTTCCTTTGTTGAAATACCGATACCGGACGGGGACAAACAACCCGATTTACGGAACCCGGTGCAAATGTTGACCGTTGACCGTTCAAGTTTGGATTACAACGTTGAGGAAGAAAAGAGATTGCGGGAAAACATTATTACCGCAATTGTCGGACAAAACGAGGAAGTAACCCAACGGGAGGCGTTCAATGAACAACAGGTTAAAGCCGCATTTGAGAGCCAAAGCACGGTATTAAACCGAGTGAAAAAAGGCTTTGAAGCCGCCCAACAGTTCGTCGATGAAACGGTTTGCCGATTGCGATACGGCAATATGTTCGTATCTGCAAAAGTCAATTACGGCACGGAGTTCTATTTGTACGACGCAAACGAGTTGCGGAACCGTTACAAGTCGGCAAAGGAAAGCGGCGCAAGTGAGGCAGAATTGGACGCCCTACAAAATCAGATTATCGAAACGGAGTACCGGAACAACCCAACCCAATTGCAACGTATGTTGATATTGGCAGAATTGGAGCCGTACCGCCATTTGACCCGGAACGAGGTATTGGATTTGTACGGGCGTAACTTAATCCCGGAGAATGAATTGCGTATAAAGTTGAATTTCGCTAACTTTGTCCGCAGATTTGAGCGGGAGAATACAAACATTTTGGAATTTGGAACGCAAATACCATTCAATCAAAAGATTTCAGTAATAACAAGTAAATTTAACGAGTATGCGAGTGAAAACAGCAACCGAGGGTAAAACAAAGGACGTCGCAATTACCGACGTAACCCCCGAAAACTACATTGTACCGAGTAACGAACAACATTTGTATCATTGCGTTATTGAAGTACGCAAGTTTGACAGCGAAACGGGCAAACGCTTATCCGTTCCCCGTATCCAAAAGTTCGGCAAAAAGTCGTTTGAAAACGGCATTTTGGACGCACTGAAAAAACAGGGTTACACGATTACCGTATTGCACGACCCTAACGAGTACGTCAAGGCGCAAGCCGAGGAAAAAGCGGCACGAACCGCCGCACAGCAGAAAGCCGCCGAGGAAAAAGCCGCCGCCGATGCAAAGGCAAAGGCAGAAGCCGAGGCGAAAGCCAAAGCCGAGGAAAAAGCGGCGTTAAAGGCTGAAATTTTGGCGGAATTGAAAGCGGCGGGAGTTATCCCGGCGGAACCCGCCAAAGAAACCAAAGCCGATGCAAAGGCAAAGGCAGAAGCCGAGGACAAACCCGGAGCGAAAAAGTAACAGAGTATTAAACTATTAAAAATACGATTATGGCACAGATTGCACAGCAGGACAATTTGGTTATTGAAGTAACAACAACCGCCGCCGCATTGGATAGCAACACAAAAAACAAGTTGATTGCTTGTATTGAGGGCGGCACAATTGCCGATGTTGTTTTGGTAACAAAAGAGGTTGAAAAGAAAATCAGTCATGCAAAAATTGTTAGTTGGCTGGTTGACACAACCGGGGATTCTCCAAAGTATTCTATACTTATTGTAAACGCTAACAGCGCAGCGATTGCAACAATTGCGCTGAATTAAAAATTCAAAGGGAAAGAATTATGTTAACGAGAGAAATTTTAATTGCAAATGCGGCTTTGTCCGGTTTGACGGACGAACAAATTGCGGCAATTACAACATTGTCCGCCAACGACGAAAATAGCGTTATCGCCAAAAAGACGGGCGAAATTTACGGCGGATTGGATGCCGATATTTTGGCGGCGTCCGGTATCGCAAAGAACGGAACCGAAAAGACGTTTGATTACGCAAAACGTGTGGTCGCCGAGTTCAAAACCAAAGCGGAAAGCGCAAGCGCATTGCAAACCCAAATCGACAGTCTGACGAAAGAAAAGGCACGTTTGGAAAAGGCAATTGCCGACGGTGCGACCGATGCGGAAACGGCAAAGGCGTTGAAACAGGCGAAAGCCGATTTAACGGCGGTAACAACGCAGTTTAACGACCTCAAAAGAAAGTACGATGAAGCCGAAAAGAAATTCCAAACGGAGTTGTTCGGCGTTCGTATCGAGGGTGCATTGCAGACCGCAACCGCCGGGTTGAAATTCAAACCGGGATTGCCCGAAAGCGCAACAAAGGTTTTGTTAGCGCAAGCAATCGACAAAATTAAGGGTATGAACCCCGAATATATCGACGACGGCAAAGGCGGCAAAATCATTGCTTTTAAGGACGAAAGCGGCGCAATTATGCGTAACCCGAACAATCAGTTGAACCCGTACACCCCCGGCGACCTGTTGGCAAAGGAATTGGAAACAATGGGTATTTTGGATAAGGGACGCCAAGCCGGAGGCGGCGGAACGGTTCCCCCGGCGGGCGGTTCCGGCAGAGGTGGCGGAACAACCATTGACGTAACGGGCGCAAAAACCCGTGTCGAGGCTTACGAAGCAATCGCCGCAAACCTTATGGCGCAGGGCTTAACGGCGGGTTCCGAAAAGTTCGACGCCGCAATGAAACAGGCATGGCAGGACAACAATATTGCCGCATTGCCGGAAAAGTAAACAATCACGGGTAAAGGGTAAACCCGCATTTAATAACAATTAAATTTTTAACATTATGTCATTAGTAGCAACAAGATTGCAGAATTGGCGGATTGAAAACCCGGAATTAGACCGTAATATGACCCGCCCGTGTGAGTATGGCGCATTGGATTTTTTCATTGAGCAAACCAACGCCCCGTCCTCAATCATTAATCCCAATTTGCGTGACCGTGCGTTTGCGTCCATTGGTAACACGGTACAAGTACCCGTTATCAATTACGACGGCGATGTACAGGTTAGCAATGTCCGTTCGTGCGTTATCGCTGACGATGAAAATACGTCCGCATTGGTAACGGTTGTTTGGGCGACTTATGCCATTGGCTTTACAATGGTTCCCGCCGCCTACATGAACAACGAAATTTCCTACGAACACGACTTTTTGCGCAAAATGGAAAAGACGTGCCGGGCTTTGGCAGACAAATTGGACGTCGGAGCCGTTGCCGCATTGGAGGCAAACAAAACACAGGTGTTCAAAACGTTGCTTAATTACACGAAGTCGGGCAACGTGGTACAGGTTCCAACCCAAATGGCGACCGAGATTTTGGGCGATATTAACCCGATTATGCGGGCTAACTGTTACCCGGAATATATCCACATTATCGCCAACGCCGGGGTTGATAGCCTTATCCGTAAACTTGCACAACATGGCGTTTACAACGACGTAAACAAGCGCATGGAGTACGACAACAAGGTTTTGCACTACACGAACAACGTAACCGATGAATCGGGCAAAATGGGAACCATGTTTGCCGTTGCTGACGGTAATGTTGGTATCCTTACACGTGTTGACCGTGAGGCATTGCGCCGTACCCGTGCGAATTTCCACGAATGGGACGTTGTACGTTTGCCGTACATTGATTTGCCCGTTGGTTCGCACTATTACACCGCCGTTGGCGACCAGTCCGCAATCATGGGCGACGCAACCGCCGATTTGACGTGCGCCGTTAAGGAGTATTTCGGATTTTCGGTTGACGTGGCGTATATGGTTGCTTACAACAGCAACCCGGATACCGTGGCAAACCCAATTATCAAAGCCGAGATTGCCGCCCGCAATCCGAACGAACCGTTGGGTATGCCTGTATATGTAACCAACGCCGGGGAATTTCCCGCCGGAGGTGGCGCATAACGCCGGAGCATAACGAATTGTTAAACCGAGGGGACGGGGTGGTTATCCCCGCCCCCTTATTTATTTCAAACGCAGATGTACCGATTAAAAGAAATACAGGACGCATTATTGCACGTCGTCGGGTGGGAACAATCATACGACCCGGCAAAGGCGATAGACGACAATTTAACGCAGACGGAAAGCGGTTTGACGTTTCAAGGTGCGCACCCCCTTGTTACTTTGGATAATGTCCGGGCAATCGTCCCGGATGATTTCGTTTTTCAATATCCGGTTTGGGATATGACAACGGAATACAAAGCCGGGGCAAAGGTTCGCCAAAACAACAAAGTTTGGATTGCGGCACAGGACAACCAAAACGAGGAACCGACCGAAAGCGATTTTAACGACGATTACGGCAACCCCTATTGGCAACCGTACAATTTCATTTCCGATTATTTGGAGCGGTTAACCCGTAACGGTATTGCGCAAATGGTACAAACATTCACGCAAATAAAGGGATTGGATAAGGAAACAAAGAACCTGTTGGAGCGGCGCACGTTCTTTGACGGTGCGGGACGTATCCGGGCGACGTTGCCGAATAATCATAAATTAGTCGGGTTTGAAATTGTCCCGGTTCGTTCTATGGGCGTAACAATGAAAATCGAACAAATCGGGTTGCAAATGACGGGCGCAACCGGGGTTGTTCGTATGTATCTTTTCCATTCGTCCCAAATTGACCCGATAAAGACGTTTGATTTGAATTTTACGCGGACAAACGGCGGTTTTCAATGGTTCCCGTTGAAAGATTGTTATTTGCCGTATATCAGTACCGGAAACAACGCCGGGGGGTCGTGGTTCCTTTGTTACAACCAAAACGATTTGCCCGCCGGGATGCAGGCAATTAACATGACAAAGGATTGGAGCCGGGAGCCGTGCGGGACGTGTACGGGTTACGTTGATTTGGAGCGTTGGCGGGAAATAACCAAGTATTTACAGGTATCCCCGTTTATGATGAACGCCCCGGAAACATTCGACGAATACCCGGAGTTGTGGGATATTGCGTTGACGATGTACACCAATACGCAGAATTACGGGTTGAATTGCGAAATAACCGTTGGTTGCGACCTAACGGATTTTATCATTAAGGAAAGGCAGATTTTCCAAACGGTTATCCAACGACAGGTCGCCGCAATCATGTTGCGCACGTTGGCAATGAACCCCGATGTTAAGGTAAACCGGAACCAAGTAAACGCAAGCCGGATGGAAATTCTTTACGAGTTGGACGGCAACGTTGAGGGTCGCCCCGGCGGTTTGGGTTATGACCTTAAAAAAGCATACGAGGCGTTGCGGTTGGATACGCAGGGTATCGACCGTATTTGCCTTACTTGTAATAACCACGGCGTAAAATACCGGACAACGTAAGATTATGGCGGGGTTAAAGTCAATACAGGATTTACGCAACCGGGTTGCCACGTTCAACATAGGGTTATCGTCCGGCGCATACATTCAACAAATCATTTGGGACAATGACGCCTATATTGTTGATATGAACGCCGAGGAACAATTGTTTGAACAGGGTATTAACCGTTTGGGCGTGGATATTATGGATTACGCCCCATATTCGCCGTTGACGATAGCCATAAAGGAGGAAAAGGGACAACCGACAAACCGGGTAACGTTACGGGATACCGGGGATTTTGAAGCGTCGTTTTTTTTGGAAGTCGGCGACAAACAGTTTGAAATAAAAGCGTCGGATTTCAAAACGGAGGACTTAATAAAAAAGTACGGGCGGCAAATATTGGGATTGACGGACGAAAATATTGCGGCGTTGATTTGGCAATATATATTCCCGGACTTAATGAAGAAAGCAAAAAACGTATTATATGACAACGAATAAGAGAACAATCCCTATAATTCCCAACCCGGTTTTAATCGACCGGGTTTTGGGGAACATACAAACCGGGTTAATGGATAACGTCGATTGGTTGGACGTCGCATTTGGGCGGGCGCAACGTATCGCCAAAGTGATACAGGGCAAACGCTATTATACCCCGAACGTATATGCGGGCGGGACGGAATGGAGAGGCGACAATGATTATATCGACGTTTCCCCGGATGCCAATATTGGCAATTTTTCGTTCTTTTGGATAGACGACCCGCAAACGGTCGGTTGGGTTCCCAAAGAGCAAAGCGAGATTAAAGCCCCGTTTTCCCTTATTGTTTGGTTCGATTTGCGCAAGGTTTACCCCGGTCAACTCAACAACCGGAATACCGAGGCATTGAAGAACGAAATATTGACCGTCCTAAATGGCGGTTTTTGGCTGAAAGACGGGACGATTGTAATAAACCGGATTTATGAGTTGGCGGAAAACGTGTACCGTGGGTTTACGTTGGACGAAATAGATAATCAATTTTTAATGCACCCGTACGGCGGTTTTCGCTTTGAGGGTGTATTGTCAGTTAATCAACCTTGTAACATTTAACGATATGGTAACTTTCATTATTTGGGTTTTGGTCGTGGCAACCGTGGCGGCGTTCCTGTTGACCCTGTTAAAAAAGTGGGGCGTTATTGAGTACGTCCAAGTTCACGGCAACGACTTTTTTGTTAAGATGTTCAATTGCGGCTTTTGCTTATCATGGTGGGCGGGGGTCGTTTTGTCCGTCCTGTTTGCTATATGCACCGGGAACCCGGCATTGTTATTGGTTCCGTTTTGTTCAACAGTCATAACCCGCATACTCTTATGAAAACGACAAAGATAGGGAAACGGGCGGTTGTGTTGTACGACAGTATCGACGAATTGCCGATTTTGCGATTTCACGCATATAACAAAATGTTGCTTATCGACGCCGGGGTTGGGTCGGATTTGAACGATTGGGATGCGCATATTGAAAAGGCAATCCGGTTTATCCGAAAGGAAAAGCCGGATTTGGCGGAAAAGGAATTGGATAATTTGCGGCAAAACGTTTATTTCGTCCAATCTGCCATATCGCCAAAGTATTTGGCGTTTGCCTGTTTGGTTAAGTCCGTGGACGGGACCGAATACAACGATATGACGGCGGACGGTTTGCAAAAGGTATTGGATTTATTCGCCGATGCGCCGAACGCCGAGTTGACCGCCCAATTGGAAGCGGTCAAAAAAAAAATAGATGAAGAATTGCAATTGTATTTTCCTAAACTATTCGACGACGCCACGATTAAAGAGTATTACGACCAATTGAAGCAACGCACGATGTTAATGTTGGATGCGATAATAAAGGGGGACGAAAGCGACAAACGGGCGGAAATAGACCATATTACGACGTTGTTGTTGACTTATACAAAACCCAAATCGTTTAGCGGGTCGGATAGCGTGGAAATACAATACGACAAGCAGTTTGAAATTATGTGTTTGATGTTGTCCCAACATTTGCACGTAAACCCAAAATCGTTTACCGTTTTGGAATATTACAACGCATTTGAATACATTAAGGAGCAAGCGAAAAAAGCAAGCAAGCGGGGAAGCCAAAATAAGGCGATTTAAGGCGTTTTTATTTTCAGACGATAAATTATACATTTGAGAAAAGAAAATTGATTGTAGGGCAAATTGCCCGCAAATAACAAAATAAATAGTCGGATATATGGCAGATAACAACAACCCAATTAAATATTCTGATTTGGTAAGCCCCGATAATTCAATTACTGATTTGATAAAGCAATTGGATGAACTTTCGGACGCATATACAAATGCGTTGAAGAATATTAGGGCGGAAGCAATTCAGTTGGCGGCGGTTCTGCAAAAGGTTTCCGGGGCAACCGAGGACGGCAGGAACACAACCAAGAAAGCCGCAGACGATGCGGAACGTTTGGCACGTGCGCAACGTGATTTGGCGTTTGCGGAAAGTGAGAACGCAAAGAAGTTGGCGGAGTTGAAATTGGCACAGCAGGAAGCCAACCAAATAAACAAATTGATTGTAAAAATCAATCAGTCAGCCGAAGGCAGTTATAACAAGTTGTCGGCGCAATATTCGTTAAATAAAATCTATCTGAACAACATGACGAAAGCCGAGCGAGAAAATACCGAAGAGGGGCGCAAGTTGGTTGAGCAGACACGGGAAATATACGAAGAAATGAAGCGTTTGCAGGAGGCAACCGGGAAATATCAATTGAACGTTGGTAATTATACGGAGGCGTCCGACGCAATAATTGCTTATGGCGACAAATTAAAAGAAACGTTAGGGCTTAACAATTCATTTGGCGAGAGCCTTTTGGCGTTAGGTCGTGGAGGCGCAGAGAGCAAAGAAGTATTTACAGCAATAGGCGATGGCGCAAAGGCGTTGGGGAAAACTTTGTTGGGTTTACTTTCAAATCCCGTATTTTTAGCAATTGCCGGGATTGCGGCGGCTGGTGCGGCGTTCAAATGGTGGTACGATTACAACGCCGGATTAGTTGAGGCAACAAGGTTGACGCAACAATTTACCGGGAAAAGCGGCGATGATTTGAAAGCGTTTAGAAACGAGGTGCAAGCCGTCGCAGATTCGTTCGGCGCAGATTTTCGGGAAACATTGATTGCGACAAACGCATTATCACAACAATTTGGTATTTCTGCAAATGAGGCATTGCAGTTGGTTAAGGATGGTTTTTTGTCCGGAGCCGATGCGAACGGGGAATTTTTAGACACGTTGAAAGAATACCCGGCATATTTTAAGGAAGCGGGAATATCAGCAGACCAATTTGTTGCCATTGTAGCCCAAACAAACAAAATGGGTATCTTTTCGGACAAAGGCGTTGACGCAATTAAGGAGGCAAATTTGCGTTTGCGTGAAATGACGACGGCGACGGCGGCGGCTTTGGACGGTATCGGTATTTCGTCGGAACAAGTTCAAAAAGATTTGCAGACCGGAACCAAAACAACGTTCGATGTTATACAAGACGTTTCCGCAAAATTGGCAGAATTGCCGGATAATGCGGCAACGGTCGGGGCTGCAATTGCAGATATATTCGGGGGTCCCGGAGAGGACGCCGGATTGCAGTATTTGCGCACGTTGAAAGATATTTCAACAAACATGGATGAAGTAAAAGGGAAAGCCGGAGTTTTGGCGCAATTGCAGGAGGAACAATTGCAAAGCCAAATTGAGTTGCAAAACGCATTATCCGGGTTGTTTGACGCAACCGGAGGAAATTTTGAAACGTTGACCACGAAAGCAAAAGTTTTTGTTAACCAAGGATTGACGGCGATAATAAAAGGGGTTATTGATGTTATCAATTACTTTATTGAGTTATATAATGAAAGTGTTTTGATACGTGCAATTTGGAATGGGATTGTTGCCGGATTCAAAACAACGTTTGATACGTTGGGAAATATATTTGGATTCTTTATTGATATTGTCAAAGCAACCGGAACGGCATTAAAAGGCGCATTTACATTGAATTTTGACGATGTAAAAAAAGGATTATCAGATTACGCAGCGGCATACGGAAATTTGGTTAAAGCCCAAGTTAAAGACATAACAGAAAATTTCCAAGAGGGTTTGGAGGGTATGCAAAAGAAAATAAAACCGTTAACAATCCCTGTTTCTGTTGGAGATACCCCGACGCCACAAACAGACAATAAGCCCGTAACGACACAGAACCCAACCGTAACGCCAAGGGGTAAAAGCGATGCGGAAAAGGCAGCAGAACAACAGGCAAAGCAAATTGAAGCGGCTTATAAAAAGAATTTGGAGGCAACCCGAAAATTGCAGGATGCACAATTGCAGTTGGAAACCGACGAATGGGCAAAGCGTCGGCAGCAAACGCAATATCAGTATTCCCGACAGATTGAGGATTTGCAATACCAATTACAGACCGAAAAGGATTTGAACGAAACCGGACGGCAGGCGATAAACGCAACAATTACGGCGTTAGAACAGCAGCAGACAGAGGCGTTGTTGAAAATAGAGCAAGAACGGCAGTTGCAAGAATTGGCATTGCAGAAAGAAAGCATTGAATTACGTTTGCAAGCGGTTAAGCAGGGAAGCGAGCAGGAACGACAATTGCGTATGCAGTTGTTAGAGAATGAAAGACAAACAGCATTGTTGCAGAATGAGCAAAAGCCGACCGGACAACAGCAGGACGCCGGGGTAATTAATGCCGGATTTGACGTTAAGGGAAGCGCAATTGCCGACGAATATTTGCAAGCGCAATTAATGATGTTTGACCAACAACAAGCGTTGGCGCAATCTGAATTTGATTTATTAAGAAATTCAGAAGCCCGGAAAACCCAATTCCGTTTGCAGGCAGAAAAGGAACGTTTGCAAAAGGTATTAGAATTGAACGAGCAAGCAGCCAATAAATTGTCCGATGTTGAAGTACAAACAATACAAAATACAATAAAAAAGATTGACCAAGAAATTGAGCAGTCAAAAGGAGAGGAACGAGGAACAGACATTTACGGTTTGTTTGGGCTTAATTTGGACGACGACCAAAAGGAGGCAATAAGTACGTCCGTATCCTTTGCAATGGAGCAATTACAGGTATTTTTAGATGCGAAATTGCAAGCCGCCGAAGCCGCCGTAAATGCCGCCGACAAAGAGGTTGAAAGCGCACAACGCACGTTGGACGCCGAAAGGGAAGCACGGGCGAACGGTTATGCCTCAAACGTGGTTATGGCACAAAAGGAGTTGGATTTGGCAAAGCGGAACCAAGAAAAGGCGTTGAAAGAGCAACAGAAAGCGCAAAAGGCACAACAGGCAATACAGACAATCCAACAAATCGGAAACCTTGTAACGGCGTCCGCTTTGATTTGGTCGCAATTGGGGTTCCCGTTTGCAATCCCGGCAATTGCTATAATGTGGGGTTCCTTTGCCGCCGCCAAAATCAAAGCCGCCCAATTATCCAAATCAGCCAACGCCGAGGGTTCGGAAAGTTACGGCGATGGTACGGTTGAATTGTTGGCGGGCGGTTCCCACCAATCCGGGGACGACGTGGATTTAGGAACCAAACCGGATGGAACCCGGAGGCGTGCCGAGGGTGGGGAATTTTTCGCCGTTATCAATAAACGTAATTCCCGGAGGTTCCGCCGGATAATCCCGGATGTAATTAATAGTTTGAACCGGGGAACGTTCGCCCAAAAGTACCTTAATGCCTACAATACCGACGGCGTTAATGTAACGGTTCAACAAAACAACGCCCCGGATTTGCGAGATTTGAAAAACGATGTAAGGGAGATTAAAGAACAAAACCGCCGCCGTCGTTACGTCGATGGCAACGGTAATGTTATTGAGGTTTACAAGAATTTGACACGTAAAATTAAAAAATGATATGAACCCAATTTATAGACATTCATTTTCCGATGTGTTTTTTAAAACCGGAATTATAAACGCTAATACGGGGGCTTTGATTACGTCCGGGGATGCAGTACAAAATCGCTATTATAGTACCTATGTTTCTGTTAGTAATGTTTACCCCCGTGTTTTGTTAATTAATACAGGGGTTGACCGTGGGGCATTTTATGATAGCAATAAAAAATTTATAAGTAGTTTTATTGGAGTAACGACGGGTTCGGTTGATATTCCAAGTAATGCGTATTATTTGCGATTTGTCGTTTATAAAACAAGATATAACGCCGGAACGGTATTTGCCCGGTTAGGAACGGCAACGGCGCAAAATTTGGTTTACGGACGTAAAGCCAACCCGATATATAAGGACGATTTGGCAAAGGAGTACGAATTAGAAACAAACCAACGGTTTTATCGTGCCAAATTATCCGGAAAAATATCATTTATCCGGGACGATTACGATTTTATAAATACCCGTCCGTTTGATTATGAGTTTTTTTACGGGATAGATAAAAGCAACGACGGCGGTAAAACATGGGTTCCCTATTTTTCCGGTAAGTTTATGAAAACAGATTGTACATTTGTTGATTATGATAAAAAAGTTACCGTACAACCCGATGTAATAGACGATTATAACGAAGTTTTGGCGGGATTGGAAAAGGAATACAATTTAATAACGTTAGCCCCGACAATACAACGGATAACAATAAACAAGCGTCCATTAATTCAAATCTACGTTCCGGGCGATAGCGTTGTTTCTTGTTTTTTGGGCGGTACGAATTGGGAACAAGACGCAAACGCCACGACCGACCAAAGCGCATTAGTACAAACTTATCATTTTGCTTTATGCAATATATTGAAAGAAATACAAATTACGTCCAACGGTTCCCCGGCGGTAATATCGGGGCTATATACGGGGCGAATGGCAACGGGCGCAAGTGCGGACACATTCGAGGGGAAATTATACCCGGAGTTAAATGTTAATTATTATATCTACATTACACAACAACGGGTAAGCGGCGGTTTGCCTTATGGTCTTGCATTAGTTGAGATACGCCGACAATCGGATGACGTGGCAATGTTTCGTTATTCAAAAGTCACAACATCCCCGTTTGATACATTGGAGTTTGATTTAACCGCCGTTGAGGGTTCAGGGGCAACCGGGACAATGCACGCCGATATGAAAAGTTATAATATATACGCCCGGTATTTGTGCGATGTGGAAAAAATCGACGACCTAAATACATATCCATTGCCCGCCGATGATATAGTTGATAATAACCGTAATTATAGGCGTGCGATTGGTTACGCAATCGACGTGGCGTTTATTTCAAACAACTTTTCAGATACCCCGACCGAGTGGGGATTAGCGGACAACGGAAAGTATTTTGCGCCGCCCTATTCCATATACGGACAAACGTTTTATCCAATTGCCCGGTCAACGTGGCGTTATGCGTCGTTGTGGTTTGGGTTTTATCTGATGGATTGGTTATTAGAGGAAAAAGCCCGTAAAGTATATACTTTGCGGGATGCGTTCCCGGTTGCGTCGTGTATATCTGTTTTGCTCAATCAGATTGCGCCGGGCATTACGCACGCAGCCACGGCGGAATATAGCCAATTTTTATACAGTGGAAACAATCCAATATCCGGGTTGAATTTCCGTTTGCTTGTATCACAGAAAACCAATATCATAAACGGGGAATATCAGCAACCCGCACAAAAAGCCCCGACTACATTACAACAATTTACCAATATGTTACGGGATTGTTTCAAATGTTATTGGTTCATTGAGGACGGAAAATTTAAAATCGAACATATCCAATATTTCCGCAATGGCGGTTCCTATTCCGGCGGGGCTATATTAAGCCACGATTTGACAAAGGAATTGAATTTGCGCAACGGGAAACCGTGGGCGTTCAACACGTCGGAATATTCGTTTGATAAGGTCGATTTGCCGGAACGTTACCAATTTGAATGGATGGACGACGTTACGGCGGCATTTGAGGGGTTGCCGATACAAGTAATAAGCAAGTATGTAACGCCCGGAAAGGTTGAGGAAATTAATATATCAAACTTTACGTCTGATATTGATATGATGTTGTTAAATCCCGGCAATATGAGTTCGGACGGGTTCGCCTTGTTTGCCGCCGTTCCGCCAACGTCTGGGTCGCAATGGATATTACCGTTTACCAAACAAACCGTCAACGGAGTTGAATACTATTTGCAAAACGGATATTTAGCGTTTATCAATCTGCAATCGCCCTATTGGATGTATGATTTACCCGCCCGTCGTGTATCAATAAACGGTTCCGAGGTTTACGCATACGGTATTGAGAGAAAGAAGAAACAAACGTTTAGTTTTCCGGCAAATGACGACCCAAACCCGATGCAACTAATAAAAACGTATATCGGTAACGGTCAAATTGATAAATTAAGCGTAAATTTGTGCAGTCGTTCCATTAAAACAACTTTGAAGTATGACACCGAATAATAATTTGTCCGTATTGCCGTTTTACGAGGGCGTGCAATACCAAGATTATAAAAAATCTTATGCGTATGGCGACGTTTACCCGTTGTTTACGCCTATCAATAATTTATTGCCGTTTCAAATTATCCGTCCAACCCGGAGCAACCAAATTGCATGGGTTCGGTTGTACAATTACAAAATGACAAAAAGAATTGCAGACATAACCCAACCGATGAAAGAAACCGGATTGCAAATTGTTCGTTATCAATCATACGGTTATGATGTTATATTGTACCCCGGTAATTTATTGATGGCTTTAAATGTGGCAACCGAGGGGCGATATATGATTGCGATAAATGACGGCGTTCAAACTTATTATTCAGATGTATTTACGTGGGTTAATGGAATGGACGGTTATTTGTGCATTGAATGGAGCGACGCCGAAAACATGGAGGTTGACGGCGGGCAAATAGTGTACGACGTTGCGCAATTTAAAAACCGGGTTTACGTGTGTGCCGAGTTAGGAAAGCCGGAATACAAGTTTGAGGAAGAGGGCGAAGAACGGGACGGGTATTTTTTCCCGGAAAAACAAATATCGGAAAAGACGTTCCGGTTTATCTTTTTAGCTCCCGAATACCTTTGCGACGTTATGCGGTTAATCCGAATGAGTGATTTTGTAACGGTTTACAGTCAAGGCAGGAAATACAATTGTGATACGTTTTTGATTACCCCTAAATGGCAAACACAGGGCAATTTAGCATCAGTTGAATGTGAGTTCGAATGCGCAACGGTCGTTAAGAAAATCGGACGGGGCGTTATTCCAACAACCGGGGGCGATTACAATAAAGACTTTAATAATGACTTTAATAACAATGATGTAATTTAAATTTTTACCAGTATGGGAAATTACGAAGAATTGAAAGCCGCCGTTGTGTCCGTTATCAAGACGAACGGCAATCAAGAAATTACGGGTCAAGTGTTACAAAACACGTTGACAACGTTAATTAGTCAAGTCGGGGCTAATGCGACATTTGCCGGAATTGCCACGCCGGACACCGCGCCGGGGGCGCCCGACCAAAACGTTTTTTACATCGCCACTGAAAACGGTCAATATGTTAACTTTGATGGTATAACAGTTACTGATGAAGTCGCAATTCTTACAAATAAAAATGGGAGTTGGGCAAAGAGTGTTACGGGAATAGCGTTATTGGATGCAGCTAATAGAGATATATTTTACAATGTATCATTTAATTTCCCCAATGATGGTATCGACGGAACAAATAAATACACTTTGCAAACAGCAATTGAAAAGGTTCCGCAAAATCTTAGAGTACAAGGATTGAAATGTATTTTTATAAATAATTCAAATACGACATTGGACAGTTGGACTTTTCAAGGTGGAGAATATACAGATTTAGGAAGATGGATTCCTACTATATTTTTAGGAAGTAGAGTTCTTTTAATTAGTACATTATCGGATTTTTCAACATTAGACAATGTAAAAGATACCGGAATGTATTATATTAGTGGTGGTGCATTTAGATTTTGGGGAATTTTAAGGGTTCATTATGGAGGATATAATAGAAAATCCATAATACAAGAATATAGTGGAATTTTTGGTATAGACAAAGGTGAAATTTCAGAAGGTTATAAAAATGTAGAACACGCATTTAGAATATTCAACATAAGTGATTCAAATTTAGAACAAGAAATTCCTTTTAATACGTGGAGCAAATGGGAATATAGCGACGAAAAAGTAAATAAAAGGATATTTAGTTCATTATCAAAAAATGTTATAACAAGCGTATTGTATGAAAACTTATTAATTGGTTCTATTGTAGGCAATAACACGTATTATCATACAGATTTAATCCCGGTAGATAATAATACAAGAATTGATTTTTGTTTGCGTGTAAAAAGTGATTATTTTATAAAGTTCTACACAAAAGAAAAGAACTTTATTAGTGGGATTGCAGCACCGGGAGCAACAAGCCAAACAGCAGAATATATCAATATAATACCGCCAAGTAATGCGGAATTTGTACAATTCCAAACAATGAATGAATTGAATAGTGAATTTGAGCAATATAATTATTATATTAATATATATTCTAATTATTGCATAAATAAAGATTTGGAATTGTATGTGAATAGCAATTTGTATGATGTTCCGTTTAGTTGTATGGAACAAGGAACAACAAGCGGTTCAAATGTAAATTACGTTGTAACACCATATATAAGCGTATTACATGATTTTCCAATACTTGTAAGTCTTAGAGTAAAAGGAGATAGTATTGGCGCATGGTATGATAAAAACAAACAGCAAATTAGTATTATAAAGTCCGGTTTTGTAGGTCAAGACTTTGGCAATGTCGTAAAAACATTGATTGCACCAAAGGAAGCATCATTTTTTAGACTTATTACAATGTCAGATAGGCACCCGGATTATGAAGAATATGAATACTATATAAAAATACCAAGTATTGCCAATTGCATTAATAATAATAATAGTATAAAAAACGGTTTTGTTGATATATACAATGATAATTGGAAAGATGGTACAATTGATAATTCTATTAGAAATATATATATTGCATCAGATTATATCCCAATAAATCCATATTCTGAAAATGTTTCATTGTCAATTAGAATAAAAGGCGGTAAATATTTGGCTTTCTATGATAAGGACAATAATGAGATACAATCTTACAGAAGTGATACCGGACAAGCTGAAAATATTATTGATGAACGATTTGCGCCAACAAATGCCGTATCATTTAGAGTTTGCACAATGAAACCAAATCATGCTGAATATGAAGATTACAATTTCTTTTTAAAAAAGGTTTTTTATAAGGTTAACAACGCATTTTCATATAATGTATTACCGTCGTTGGAATTGTGGGCAGCGCAAGAAATAAATTACAATGATGGTTCTTACCCTATAAGTAAAAACTATCTATTTAGTAGCAATGGAGAGGATTTTTATTTTGCGAGAAATAAATACGGAGATGGAATTAAATTTGCATTTAAATTCGATAAAACATTGCAAAATAAAAATGTGTCCGATTATTCATGTGCAGTTTTGCCAAATGGTGATGTTATGTTTATATACAAGTCGGAAGCAGTTCCGGCAGGTACAACAAGCGATGATTGGCAATTGCCTCCAATTATATATGAAAAAAACAATAATTATAAACCTTTAATTGTTGATTTTGGAGATAGTATAAAACCGGGAGGATGGCTGCAAAATGTTGGATTTAATGCTATTTATCCATACAATTGTTTGATATTAGGTGAATATACGAGAGCAACAGCAGAAAAGGCAAGAATATGGAAAGTTGAATACCCATATAACAAAAAGGAAAATTGGAAAATAGTTAAGGAATTTGATGTTGATTATACTACATTAATACCAAATTCTATTAAACATATTCATACAATACAATTCGACCAATTTACCGGATTCGTATATGCGTGTACGGGCGATGAAAATCAAGGTTCTAATATATGGATAAGCAAAGACGAGGGGGAAACATGGGAATTTGTTTTTGGACCGTCTGAAAAATATTGCAGACTGTTAAACTTTGTCTTTACAGAAGATTATGTATATTGGGCAACTGATTCCCCAACGAATAGTTTGCATTTTTTATTCAAAGCGCAAAGAAATGAAAACGGCGTTATAAATGTAGGTGATGCAGAAGAATTAACACAACTATTGCAGCCGGAAACAGGTATGCTTTTGGCAACATACGGTTTGTCTTATGTTAAAAAATTAAACGTATTAATGTTGTTAGAACGAGTTGACGGCGGAGGTTGGGAATGGATGCCTTTAAGATTGTGGGATTTAAATACAAATCAATTAAAGACTATCGGTAAAATATACAGTATTAGCGGACAAAAAGAAAATATTGGTTTTAGGTGCCAATATTTAGAATTATATCCAAAAGATGATTCAATAATATGCGGATATAATAATTTCTTTTCGTATAGAAATAAAAACAAATTATTGGGAAATGTAAATTCAAGTCTAATTGGTACAAGAATAAACAATATACTTTTAAGATTGGGATATACAGCTAATAATGTGAATATTACATTTGAAACAATTTATAAGTAATGGAAAGAATAATAAATTGGGAACAATGGCGTATGATATTCGCCACGTCGTTAAGCCCGGTTTTAGCCTATTTAACCCCAACGGCTGGATTTATGTACGCATTGATTATAATGTTTGCTTTCAATATTTGGGCGGGTATGCGGGCGGATGGGGTAAGCGTAAGACATTGCAAAAACTTTCGTTTCAGTAAGTTTAAAAACGCTTTGGCGGAATTGCTTTTGTACGTTACTATTATACACGTTATTTATTCGGTAATGCTGCAATGTGGCGATAATGAAGCCGCCAAAATAGTAATTAAATCGCTTACTTATGTTTTTATGTATGTGTATTTGCAAAACGCATTCCGCAACCTTATTAAAGCATATCCCACAAAGGTTGCGTTGCGTATTATTTACCACGTTATCCGGTTGGAGTTTACACGAGTATTGCCGGGATATTGGCAACCGATAATTGAGAGATACCAACAGGAACATGATAGCGATATTATTAATGATAAAGAAAAGGAGGGCGAACAATGAACCAAACAGAGATTTTAAAGTATTTGGAGGAACAAAAAACAACCCGGACGATTACGGATTTGATTGTACATTGCACCGCAACCAAGCCCGGCGCAAAAGTCAACGTTGATATTATCGACGGTTGGCACAAGGAACGGGGATTTAAGAAGCAACCCCAAAGCGGGCGAATTTGCGGTTATCATTTCGTTGTATTGCCGGACGGGACGATTGAAACCGGGCGTTATCTTTCCGAAATTGGGGCGCACGTTTCCGGGCAAAATTCCCGGTCTATTGGCATTTGTTACGTTGGGGGATTGGATGCCAACGGCAAAGCATCCGACACACGGACGCCGGAACAAAAGGAGGCGTTATTGTGGTTGCTTATGCGTTTAGTCGTTATGTTCCCGGACGCAACGATTAAGGGACACCGGGATTATTCCCCGGATTTGAACGGCGACGGCATTATTGAGCCGTGGGAGTATATCAAAGAATGCCCGTGTTTTAATGCGGCAATTGAATATAACAATGTTTGAGTATGAAAAAGTATATAATATTGGCGGCAATCATTATGGCGGTTGCCGCCGCCTTTTGGTTCCAACAAAAGCGCATTAATAATTTGACCGTCGAACGGGACAAATACCGGAGCAATACCGAAACGTTGTTGCAGGACGTCCGCACGTATCAAACAAAGGATAGTTTGAACGCCGCAAAGGTTGGGAATTTGGAGTTGAAATTATCCGAATACAAAAAATACCGGGCGGACGATGCGGCGTTAATAAAATCGTTGCAGACAAAGAACCGGGATTTGCAAAGGGTTACGACGGCGCAAATGGAAACGATAAACGAATTACGGGCAAACGTCCGGGATAGTATCGTATATTTGCCCGGCGATACGGTTACGACCGTTTTACGATGCGTCGATATTGTCGAACCGTGGTTTGAGTTGCACGGATGCGCCACGCCGGACGGACAATTTACCGGGACGCATATAAACCGGGATAGTCTGTTGATTGTCGAAACGGTACAATACAAACGGTTTTGGGGGTTCCTTTGGAAAACCAAAAAGATAAAGAACCGGGAAATTGATGTTGTAAGCAAGAACCCGGCAACAAAAATATTGGGCGTTGAGTTCGTAACCATAGAAAAGTAACTTTTATTGTTCATAATACCGGGAAACGGGGATTGTAACCAAGCGTTGCAACCCCGTTTTTGTTTTTGCCCGTTTTTAGCCCCGTATTTCGATTATTTTGTTTGAATGGATAAAATACCCACCCCGGCAAATAAAGTGGCTTAAAATGAAAATTCGCCAAAAATAACTTTGCATACCGTGAATAAAGTAATTAAAAATATTCTTTTTATATTTGCACCGTCAAAAATGCAAAAATAAAGAATATGGAAATTTGGAAAGATGTAACCGGATATGAGGGTTTATATTTAGTTAGTTCATACGGGCGTGTTAAGTCTGTTAAAAGTGGGTTGATATTGAAGCCGACCCAAAAGAATTGCGGCGGATTGCAATTAAAGTTGAGTAAAAACGGAAAGTCAAAAGGTTTTCAAATTAGCCGATTAGTTGCAATTGCTTTTATCCCCAACCCGGAGGGCAAACCATGTGTTGACCATATCGACGGGGTGCGTTTTCATAATTTCGTTGAAAATTTACGTTGGTGTACATACGACGAAAATATGAATTATGAATTAGCCATTGCCAATAAAACACGATACACGGATAAAATACAAGGGTTAGGATACGACGGCAAAGTTGTTGTTGAATTTGCCAATTACAAAGAGGCAGTACAAAAGGGGTTCAATCGGTCGTTAATAAAAAAGAGTATAGACACGGGGAAGCCATACAAAGGAATTTACTACAAATATCTAAAATAAAAGAAAATTCTTTTGGTAGTTAAAATAAAATGCCTTATCTTTGCGCCATGTTAATAAAACGACCGGGCGGGTTCCCGGAACCAAATAAATTTCAAATATGGAAACAAAGAAAAGAACACAGGCGACGGACATTGCCGAGATTGCAACCAAGTTAGACGGCAAAGTTGAATTTTCGTCAATCATTTACAGCCAAAAAATGTTGTCGGAGAAATACCGGGAAACAGGGGTAAACGATATGTATTTTATCGGCAAAAAATTTGGGTTGTGGTTTTATACAAGCCGGGCGGCATTAGATAGCCTTTGTTATCTGCAAAACCCTAAATTCCCGACGTGGGTATTGTGCGAAAATTCATTGAGTTTGTACGAAATAAGATAATACGGATATGGACGCAAACAAGTTAAGAACTATGATGTTAGACGATTTAGATATTGATATTAAAAATAGCCTTTTGGAAAGCCGCAAAAATCTTTGTTCAGAATGGAAAGAAAATACAGCATATCGGGTTTGTTTTACTAATCCAGAAGGAACCCGATATTTTAGGGCGGTTAGATGTTGTGTATCGTGGAGTGATGACAAAGGCAATTATATGCCGTTTGGCGGTGGTACATATTGGAAAATAACATACGGTAAAATCCTTTGGACAACGGGTAAAGATGTAATGGGGCAAAAAACATATTATTGGGTTCAATCAAATAAAACATTTGGTAAGTCTTCAAACGGAACCATAATCCCCACAAAGGTAGGAACTAAAAAAGAAGTATTAGAAATTGCGAAAAACATAGGAATTTTAGTAATATAATAACCCGCCGGGGGTTCGTCCCCCGGCACAATAACAAAGATTATGGCAAAGTATATTTTGAGAAAGAAAGCGAAAGGCAAAAAGTATCAGTACACCGTTACCGACGAAAAAGGCAACGTTGTATCAACAAGAACGTCCGCCCGTAATTATGTGGCGTGTACCGCCAACGGCGAATTTTATTTTGGGCGGTTGGACTTAATCGGCAAAGGCGACCACGGCAAAGGGTTGAGCCGAACGACGGAAATATTGGCAAACCCCGAACGGGCGTATAAAAAGCAAGTCGCATACTTTGTGCCGTCTTATCGGAAAGAATGGATTGCCGAGAACCCCGCCGACGAATGGATTGCCCGCAATGTTAATTGGGCGACCGAACGCCAAAAGGAATTAAACGCAATCGCATATTTACAGCCGGGGGAATAACCCCGGCTTTGCCTGTTATGGATATACGATTGACAGAGGAATAACGGGAAATATTGAGCGGTCGAATTTGCCCGTATTGCCACGTTCCGACCGAGTACAAAAATAGTATTGAAGTTTACGGCGTTGATTATGGAATGATTTATTATTGTCCCCAATGCGGGGCGTATGTGGGTGTTCATAAGGGAACCGACCGGGCAAAGGGTCGATTGGCAAACGCCGAGTTGCGCCGATGTAAGATTGAAGCGCACCGATATTTTGATGAATTGTACAAACGTGGACTAATGAAGCGACGGGAGGCGTACAAATGGTTATCCGACCAATTGGGATTACCCCCGGAATATACGCATATTGGAATGTTTAACCCCGAAACGTGCGCAAAGGTCGTGGACGTTTCAAAAAAGTATTTATTAACCATGCGATTTGCATTAAGACGACAGGATAAAATAAAAGCGCATTTTGAACCCAACGGGGACGAAATGTTGAACCGGATAAAAGAGAGTTTAACCCGGTATTTTTCCGCCAACCGTTCGGATTTCCCGGAGGGATTGCGGGATATTGAGGACGATTTTAACCATTATCCCGGCGACCCGTACCCGACCATTGCAGTAAATGACGTTGGCGACCCCGACCGAATGATTGAATTTTATGTTACCGGGCAACAATACGACGTTTACCATTTGGCATTTAAGGGATTTATAAAGGGTTAAGATTATGGGAGCGATAAAAAGGAAATGCGATAATTGCGGCAAAGAGTACAACGCCGATACCCGCAATTTGCGTCGGGGTTGGGGGCGTTGTTGTTGTAAGAGTTGCGCCGCCCAATTGAGAGAAAAGAGAAAGCCGGGATATAATCCGAAACGGGTTGCAATAAATAACGTCCGGCGTCAATGTTGGACGGATTGCCCGGAAACGGAACGTTACCCGTTTAGTTATGACGGGGCGGATTTCGACCAATGGGGAGATTGCGAATTTGGAATACATGATTAAAACGAGAATATGGAAAGCGTAATTATTGAGGAAATGCGGGCGTTCTTACGATTGGATTTGCCCGACCGACAAAGACAATATTTTACCGATACAATCGCCGTCGCAAAACGTGTTGAGGTCGTAAAAGCGGCGGACGTATTCGACGAACGGGAAATTGAATTGATACGCCGGACGGTTCGCCCGGTAGTCAAAGAGTGTTATAAAAATGCGCATTTGCTGACGTTGTTATTTCCCGACCGGGTGCAATACGTTGAGGGCAAAACGAACGTATTTATACCAATCGACCACGCATTTAACCGGGTCGGGAACAAATATATTGACATTACGTTTGAGTTCGCATTGGGGTTTAGACCCAACGCAATACGAATATGTGGCGTTTGGGGAATATCCGGCGGGCGTTATTGAGGAAATAACCGACCAAACGGGATATTATGGCGATATATACCGATTTTGTTATTGTGCGGCGCAAATGGCGTTGGAAAAGATGAACCCCCGGACGTAACAGATACGCCGGGGGTTCGGTACGCAGTAACCGAGAGCGATTTTTGGTAATGCGGTATTGCAAAGGTAGGTTAAAAATCGGATATTTCACGCACCCGGCAAAAATGATTTCGCAAAACAAAGATTATATTTTTGGTAATTAAAAAAATCTTTCTACCTTTGCAGAACAAAAGATTAACAGCCTACCCGGAGGGATACCGGGAAATGATATGAAAGTAAAAGAAAGTGAGCAATTAAAGATGTTGGCGACCGAAAGCGGGAAAACAGCCAACCAAGTATCCGAAACAATCGTTACGGAGTTAATCAACAAACAGATTATCGAGGACATAAGCGACAATTGGGGGTTCCCGGTCGCCGATTGTTACGAACGGGATGTTACCGTTGTGGAAATGGTGGACGTTATCCGGGCAATTGGTATTTCCCCGGTTCGTTCCGTCCATTTGGACGCCCTGTTGGAATGTGTATTGATTGGCGACGATGATTGCCCGGAGTGTGGCGGGGAAATGGAGGTTACAGACGGCGAGTATAGACGTACCGGAGGCGACGGATATTTGACCCCGCCGGAATATAGCCCGATTTGGGAGGAAAAAACGTGCCGCAATTGCGGATACAAAGAGAGCAACGAACCAAGTTATTAACAAAAAAAATTTAAGTTATGGCATTGAGATTAAGAGTAAACGAAGCAATCGCCCGTTCCGAGGCGAACGGGAAAAAGGTTTTGAAAAAAGACATTGCCGCCCGTCTTTTTGAGGGTGCAAGCGAGAGCGCACAACAGGTAAATATGACGAATTTATGTAACGGCACGACCAAACGGATTGTCCCGGAATGGGTCGTTATTCTTTGCGAAATGTTGGATTGTACGGCGGATTACCTGTTTGGCATGGAGGGCGGAAACAATGAAAAGTAAGTTTATCGAATGGTTGGGAGCCGCCGCCGAAACCATGTTTTCCGGGTTGTTTCAAGCGAAAGCCCTAATTGTTACGTTTGGCGCATTGGGGTTATGTTGTTTGATTGGCGCATTTTGGAACCCGTGGCAATTGTTATTTGCGGCAATGTGCGCCGCAATGGTATTATGTGGAATTTCAGAATATAAAAAGTACAAGTAATGAGAGCAAAGAGCGATAAACCGGGCGACCCGGTAAAAGAGGTTGCGGGAACCGTCGGCAATGTTGCCCCGGATATGTTCCCGGAGATTAACGAGGAACAACAAACAATTATTCCCCCGTTCGTTGAGGTTCAACCGGAACAACCAACCGGAGTGTTTGAGATAATACCGGGCATGACGGTTGAGGAAATGACGGCAATGTTTTTCGACGAAAAAACATTGATTGAACCCCCGTATAAGGTTTGGCAGTTAAACAGCAAGGGACACCGATATTATTACCGATATGACGACGCCGGGAACCCGGAGTTTTTCCCGTCGGTTACAACCATATTGTCCCAAACATTACCCAAAGCCCCGCACCTTATAAATTGGATTGCGAACAAAGGCATTGAGGAAGCCGAGCGATACAAAGGCGAACGGGCGGCGTATGGAACGTTTATGCACGCCGCATTTGAGGAATTATTGATTAACCGGGCGTATGATTTGGACGGACTGAAAGGCAAACTAAAAGAATATATTGAGGTTTACCGATTGCCGGACGACTTTATTTATTACGCCGACGATTTGAAAAAGGACGTATTGGCGTTTGCGCAATTCGTATTGGATTATGATGTACGACCGTTAGCCGTTGAAATTGCGTTGGTACACCCGTATTACAAGTATGCCGGAATGATTGATTGCCCGTGTACCATGCGGGCAAAGATTGGAAGCGACGACCGGATTAACGCAATTGTCGATTTCAAAAGCGGGCGAAAAGGTTTTTACGAGGAAAGCGAAATACAATTAGGAATGTACCGGGATATGTGGAACGTCAATTTTGAGCAATTCCCCGTTACCCGTATTTTCAATTTCAGCCCGAAAGATTGGCGCAAAAAACCGTCGTACAATCTGAAAGAGCAAACCGAAAGCCCCAATATACGGAAAATCCCCTATCTGTTGGAGATTGCCGCCATTGAGGACGAAAAGCGGGACAACACGTTTACGGCGGTTAATGGTATGGTTGTATTGGACGACGCCCCGGATTTGTCACAAAATGTAATATCGTTGTCTTTGGCGGAATTGATTAAAACGAAAGCCCCCAAAGAGGCAACCCCGGACGAAACCACGGACGCCGCCGATACCGTCAAAGCGGATGCGGTTGCCCCGGAACAAACGCCGGAACCGGAGCAAAAAAAGCAAATGACGTGTTCAGAATTTGAGGTTACAATAAATGATGTTGCCCCATATTCTTTGTGGGAAGTAACAGATATTGCAAAGGTAAACGGCGTTGAATTGGTTGAAAAGGGGTTGAATTTAGACCAACACAGATGGTACAGCATAGCAACCAATATTTACAAATGTTCTGACGGTTATGTAAAAGTTACCGGGGCGTATCAAAGTTTTTCAGAGGCGCAAACGTGGGAGGATATAAACGTATTTTCAGAAGCAGAAAAATTGCAGGGAAAGGAATTGCAGGCGTTTGAATTGAGAATGAAAGCGTATGAGATAGAAAACGCACCGGAACAAAGCCCGGAACCAACGCCGGAACCGGAGATTAAGAAAACAAAGATTGTGAAACGCACCGGGAAAACGGCAAAGGAGGCGGAAAAGAAGCCCGCCACGGGACGAAAGGCGGCAAAACGGACTGTTGCACCGGAAAAGGAACAAAAGCCCGCAAATGCGCCAAAAAAGCCCAAAAACGAGAATAAGAAAAGATTGTTGAACGACGACCCCGAAATATAAAGAGCATGAAAGGACGAATAAGACGACCGGAGGCGGAAAAATCCCGTTTGATTTTGCCCCGTGTCGGACAAATAAAAATCGGAATGAAAAACGCCAACGGATACCCGCAAAGCGTGGATTATTTCATACCAACGGGAAAGTATGCCGGGTTATTTACACAGGCATACGGCGAAAAGCCCCAAACAATTCAAATCGTTTTCCCGGACGACGACCCGGCGAAAGTATGCAACGAGCGGTACGAGTACCGGGACGACGACGGACGATTGATTGCGGCGGGCGACGGCGAAACGTTCCAAGTTTGGGACGGCAAAAAGTACGAAACATTAACAACGGAGAAATACCCGAATTTGATGTTGGCTATAACCAAGCGTTACCCCAATCGGAAAAGCAAACAGGACGGACACGACGGTTGGGAAATTACGTTGACATTGAATTTCATTGTACCGTTGGTACGTGGCGTTGCCGGGGTATGGCAGTTTTCAACAAAGGGTACGGCGTCCACAATCCCGCAAATCCGGGAAACATTCGACGGTATGTTGGCGGAACGGGGATTTTGTAAGGGAATTATATTTGATTTGAACGTACAATTTGCCACGACCCAAAAGCCCGGCGACAAATCCCGTTTCCCGGTTGTTTCGTTGGTTCCGAACGAAAGCCCGGACAATGTTTTGAAAGTGCGTAAAGCGTGGGAACCTGTTAAACAATTGGAGGGCGGCGACAATGGCAACAAATAATACAATTACCCGGCGTAAATACGACCGGGATTATTGCCAAATGGCAAACGAGTTCTTAAAAGATACCCGTTTGAGTTGGAAAGCGAAAGGAATAATTGCATACGTCCAAATGTTGCCGGACGATTGGGTTTTGAATATGCGAGATTTGACGAATAGGGCAACCGACGGTCGGGATAGTCTGTATAGTGGTATTAAAGAGTTGGAAAAGTTCGGGTATTGCTCAAAGATTATGCAAAGGAACCCGGACGGGACAATTGCGGGGTTTGCTTATGAGATTTGCGACAAAGCAATTTTTCAACCATTTACGGAAAATCCGGTTATGGATGCACCGCAACCGGAAAATCCGGATACGGTTAAACCGGATACGGAAAAACCCGACCCGGAAAACCCGACACTAATAAATACTAATATTACTAATGACCCAAATAAACCAAATACTAATCATAGTAAACCCGCCAACCCTGTTGTCGGGGATTTGTTCCCGGAACAACAGGATTTGGAAAAGGATAAAAAAAGAACGTCCATATTTCGCAATTCCGATGTTTACAAATTGGTTAAGTTCGGGGCGGACGGCGTAAATGATTATTCCGAGTTTGAAAAACTGTTTGCGACGCCGGAATTTGAAAAGGTCGATTTGGTTTATTATTTCCACACGGTCGCCGATTGGTCGGAAACCAAACAGGGAGTTAAGCGAACCCGCACGGGTTGGATTGCGACGGTACGCAATTTTATCCGGGGCGATATTGAGAAAAAGAAATTGCATTTGAAACAGGAATACCAAGCCCCGCAAAAACGGTTGAACGTGGCGGGCGCAATGGAATTTCTTAACAACGATTATTGATTATGGAAAATTTGCCGGAAACAGTAAATACGCAATCCGTGGCGTTGGCGATATACAACCCAACGCCCGGTACAAAAGCAATCGACATACGCCGACAAATGTTGCAATTACCGGAGGTTGCCAAATCGTTATCCGGAGTCGAAAAGTACATTTTCGCCGCCTCAACGAAAATGCAAATTGCCGATATTGACGACGGCACGTTGATTGCGAAAACCGGGCAAATGTTCCGGTTTATTGCAATGGACGTCGGGTATATAATCCCGACCAATTCGGAAGATTGGGCGTACATTTGTACCCGGTTGTTGGATATACTCAAAAAATACTATTCGAAAATGACATTGGCGGATATTAAGTTGGCATTTGAGTTGGCGACAACCGGGGAATTGGACGACTATTTGCCGAAAGACAGTCAAGGCAACCCGGACAAAAAGCATTACCAACAGTTTAACGCCGATTATTTGGCAAAGATATTGAACGCATACCGCCGGAAACAAAACGGGGTTATACATAAAGCGTATAAGGCATTGCCGGAGCCGAAAAAGGAATTGACGCCGGAGGAAAAACGGTATTATCACAACCAAGCCGTCGCCCGATGTAGGGAGGTATTTTTGCAATATAAATATACCGGGCGGTTTGTGTTGGGGATTACTGACGGAATGTTGATTTATGATTGGTTGCGAAAGTTGGGTTTTGCCAATGAGGTTGCCGGAACCGAGGACGACCGCAAACAAGCATTTGCCCGATATATGCAACGTGTCGCCCGTGGGTTCGTCAACAAGTACGAGGCGTACCACGTCCAACGTAAGGGAACCGACGCCCCGGAATTGGATTTTACGGCGTATGAAATTGCGAGGGACAAAGAGATAAAACGCACGTTCGACCGTATGATTGCGGACGAATTGCAGATTGATAACTATTTAGATTTTTGGAAATGAACAAAATAACGATTGATTGTATTATTGGCATTGACCCCGGAAAATCCGGGGGAATTGCTGTTTGGCGTCCGAACCACAAAACCGAGGTTATTAAAATGCCGGGCGACCTTATGGAGTTGAAACAATGGTTTGAGTACATGAAAAGTATTTGCCGCCCGTTGGTATTCGTCGAAAAGGTGCAATTGCGACCGGATGATATAACCGACAACCCCGGTAAGGCGTTCCGGGTTCAAAAACTGTTATCCGAGTTCGAGAAATTGAAAACGATAATTGCCATGTGCGACGTACCGTTTGTTTTGGTACACCCGCAAAAGTGGCAAAACGAATTAAAATTGCGTGTTAAGGGGGAGGAAAAGCCGGAGCGCAAAAAGCGATACCAACGAGCCGCCGCCAATTATTACCCCGATGTTAAGGCGACGTTGTGGAATGCCGACGCCCTTATGATAATGCACTTTGGACGGTACATTTTGCACAACAACCCCCGTTGGGTTTTGGAGAATTTGCCCGCCCCGATGCACGACCGTTTGTTTTAAGCCCCGTATTTCGATTATTTTGTTTGAATGGGTAAAAGTATGGCGGACGAAAACAAAAGCCCGCAAATCGAAAATCCGGCAAAAATAACGTTGGAAGAATTGGCGTACATGGTTAAACAGATGCGCCACAACCAACGGAGGTGCGAATGGAACCCAACGCCGGAAAAGATTGCAACCCGGACGGCATGGGAACAAAAAGTTGACGGCGTTATTGCCGTCTTAACAGATACGCAAATGAAATTATTTTGATTTTATCCCGGTACGCTTTGCGACGTATCGGGATTATTTTTTTTACCCTAACGCGAAAATAAAAGAAAAAAATTTTGGTAATTAAAATATTTACCGTAATTTTGTCGCATGAAATAACAACGACCGGGCGTTTTCCCGGAAAATAAAAACCGAGAGTATGGATACATTAGAAACAGCAAAACAGACAAAAACGGCTTATTTCATTGAGTACGTTTACCCAATCGACGCATACGGTAAACAGTCGTTTTATTTTCAGTTGGTACGAACCAAAGATTGTGCGATATTATACGCCAATGAAAATATAAATAATGTTTTTATAGCGTGTTGGAAAATGGATATTTCGCATAAAGACGTAACGATATGGTAACGGATGAATTGGGAGCCGTTCGCCATGCAATGACGGCAAAAGAGTTGGACGACCTGTATAAGCGTTTGGAAAACTTTATTGCCGATTGCACCCGGTCGGAGGTTGACGCCAACCGGGATGCGCTTAACAAGGTGCAAAGCATGATACACCAAAGAATGAGATTAACAAACAAATAAGTAGTAACCGCCGGGGGAAACCCCGGCATAAAAGAGCGAAAAAATGATTATCAAAAAGTTAGAGTTATCGAATTTCCAAGTAATTAAGGAGTTCAACGCAGATTTTGAGGGTAATGTATATTTCATTACCGGGGACAATGAGTTGGGAAAGTCCACGCTATTAAAGGCAATCGGGGCGTTGTTGACCGGGAACCGGGACGCCGTGTTGCGCAATGGCGAGGACAAAGGGTTTGCCAAAATGGTTGTCGGCGACGACGGCGAGGAATACGACGTTGAATTGCGGTTTACCAAAGCCAACCCCCGTGGTACGTTATCAATCAAACAGAAAACAACCGGGATGCGGTCGGATAACGTAAGTATGTTGCAAAAGGTATTCGGATATACGGATTTTGACGCCGTGGAGTTTTCCCGGTGGTCTGAAACCGCCGAGGGTCGTCGAAAGCAAGTGCAATACGTCCGGGCATTGTTGCCGGAGAATGTGCAAAAACGTATTGCCGAGATTGACGCCGAGGTTATGACCGTTAAGGAGAAAAGAAAGGACGCCAACGCCGAGGTCAAGACGTACACGACCATTTGCGCCGCCGCCGAAAAGCAGTTGAAACCGGGCGACGTCAAAACGTATGCCGAGAAAATCGACATTGCCGATTTAATGGAGGAACAAAACGAGAACGCCCGGTTGATTGAGAAAGCAAAAACCGTGCGTACCGCATTGCAAACCCGGACGGAACAATTGGAGGCAATCCCCGGTCGTATCAAAGCCGCCGAGGAAACCAAGAATACAGAGATTGACGCCGCAATAAAGTATGAGGCGGAAGCCCAAGCCGAATACGACCGGATTGTTGCCGAGGCAAAAAAGGCATTGGAAGCGGCAAAGAAAAAGAGCAAAGCCGATGCGAAAGCCGCCGCCGACAAATACGACGAAACATTGGCGCAAATCCAAACGGATAAAGCCGATTACGAAACCCGCAAGAACAACGCCGCCGCATGGTTGGCAAAGTACGAGGAAAACAACCCGGAGAATTTGGATACAGCCGAACGCCTCAAACAAGCCGAGGAACACAACAAAATCAATGCGTTGGTTGTGGACTATCTGACGAAGAAAAAGCAAAAGGACGCCGCCGAAAAGGTCGCCCAAACCCACGAAAAAAAGTTGTCGGATTTGCTCAAAGAGCGGGAAACCCTTATTGCGAAATCGGAATTGCCGATTGCCGGGTTGACGTTCACGGACGACGGGTTGGAGTTAAACGGTGTGCCGTTTGTCGCCGGGAAAGTGTCGGATAGTCAGATAATGGAGGTTGCCGCAAAATTGATTATCGCAAGCAATCCGACCGTTAAGGTATTCCGCATTGCGAGGGGCGAAAGTTTGGGCGCAAAACGTCTGCAATCCCTTATCGAATTAGCCCGGAAAGAAGGGTATCAGGGATTTATTGAGGAAGTCAAGCGAGGACAGGACGATTTAATTATTGAGGAATACAGCGAAACCGAGTAATTAACCGGGGCGTCGGTTCCCCGGCGTCCCTTAAACAAAACAATATGGAAGTTAAAGAAATGACAATTGCGGACGTGTTGAAAATGCCGTTGTTTTTTGAGAACGTGAAACGCCAATTAACGAGCCTTTGGAACGACCGGGAGAAAGCCCGTAAGGATGCGACCCGGAATAATACGAGGTTGCGGGCGCACGTTATCGACCGTATGCACAATACCGGGCATTGGGAACCGGGAAATTTCGTTATTCTTTTCGCAAAAGTTTTGGATAAGGTCGCAACCGGGTATTCGTCGAGCGAACGGGCGTTTATCCGTGCGGTTGGAATGACAGCGTTTAATATCACAATGCAAAAGTTAATCGACGATGAGAAAGCGAGAAATAACGGCAACGGGGACGATAAATAATAACGGCGGGTTGGCAATGTACATGGGCGAATTAAACGAATTTTTCAAGGGTTGGAAAGGTTCCCGGATAATTGCCCGGTTCATTGTTGCGTCGCCCGGTTCGTCCGAGGCTTTGAAAGGCTATTATTTCAACTATGTTGTACCCACGTTCCGACACGCCATTTGGGAGGCGGGCGAACGTCTTACGGAGGAACAAACGGAACGGAGGTTGCGGGAGTTTTCCCCAATTATGTACGTCGAGCGGGTCAACGAGGAAACCGGGAAATATTCCCACGAATTGCGCACCGTGGCGGAATTGTCGAACGCCGAGTTAATCGAGCATATCGAAACGCTCAAACAGATTGCCGCCGAGGAATACAACACGTATATTGACGACCCCCGAACGTTGTAAGGTATGTTTTGCAAGTGTAACGGAAAGCGTAAGAATTACCCGTTGGCGGGTTGGCGGATTATCCGCCACGAATACACGCCAAAGCATTACAGCCGGATAAAGTGTTTGCGATGCGGGTGCGTTTGGATTACACGGGCAAAATATGTTGAACAAACCCCCAACGAGGACGGGCAAAAAAGACTTTTTTAGTATGGAATTAAACGACAAATCCCCGATGCCGCAAGGTAAATTTAAGGGGCAACCGATGGAAAACGTACCGTATTGGCATTTGCTTTGGTTAGAGAACCAACCATATTGCCGCAAAGATGTAAAACAATATATTGAGGAAAACCGGGACGTTTTGGAGTTGGAGAAAAAGCGGGATAAATACCGCAATGAGAGCGAAAGTAATAATTAACGATTTAATGATTTAAGGTTATGCAAAAATTTGAATTAAAAGACATTTGTTTCTTTGATTGTGAAACAACCGGGGTTCCGGCAAAGGGTTTGAAATGGGATGCGGATTTTGAGCAATTCCCGCACGTCGTACAATTGGCATGGTCGTTGGGCGACAAAGAAAAAAGTTATATAATCAAGCCGGACAATTACGAGATACCCCCGGAAACAACCGCAATACACGGTATAACAACCGAACGGGCAATTAAAGAGGGCGTACCATTTGCCGAGGTTGTGGACGAATTTTTAGCGGATGCAAACGCCGCCCCGCTTGTATGTGCGCATAATATTTACTTTGATAGTTCCATGTTGAAAGCAAACGTTTTGCGCTATTGTGGACGGGAATATTACGACGCACACGTTGAGGACGCATTGCACAAAGGCAAACGAATTGATACAATGATGAAAACTATTAGGTTTGTCGGTGCATTGTACGCCAACGGGCGACCGGGTAAATACCCAAAATTAGAGGAATTATATAGTAAGTTGTTCCCCGGCGAAACATTCCCGGCGCATGACGCATTGGAGGACATACGGGCGTTGCGTCGTTGCGTCCCGGAATTGGTTAATTTGGGGATTATTGAGTTAGCGCAAAAGGAATACCCGGCGGAACAACTCAAAGCCCAATTTGAGCCGGAAAAGCCCAAAGGCGGGCGCAATATTGAGTTCCACGACCCCAACCCGGTAACGGAACCAATCGGAACCGGGGAAACCGCCCCGGAACCAATCCCGGAACCGGAACGCCCGGCGGTTCCGTCGAATAGTAAGACACGGGAATTGTTAGACGAAACCGAATTTTAACATGATAGTATTAAGTTTATTTGACGGTATGAGTTGCGGGCAAATAGCACTCAATCAATTAGGGTTCAAAATTGAAAAGTATTTTGCGTCTGAAATTAAACCACACGCAATAAAATGTACGCAATTAAATTTCCCCAATACAATCCAAATTGGCGACGTGCGAAAAGTGAGTTATAAGGATGGGATTTTGACGACCGCCAACGGATGTTTTGAAGTTGGGAAAATTGATTTGTTAATTGGCGGGTCGCCGTGTCAAGATTTGAGCATTTTAATGCGTAACCGTGAGGGGCTGGAGGGTAAAAAAAGCTCGTTGTTTAATGAGTGGTTGAGAATAAAACAGGAAACGAACCCCCGTAATTTCATGTTGGAAAACGTGGCGTCTATGAGTGTCGAAAATAAAAACAAAATCGACGAATTATTGGGCGTAACGGGTATATTCATAAATTCATCATTATTTTCTGCTCAATTACGAAAACGGTATTATTGGACTAACTTAAATGTTGATTTAGAAATTGAGGACAAAGGGGTTGAATTGCAAAGCATATTAGAAAGCGGATATACAGACCGCAAAAAAAGCGTCTGTATTGTTCGTAATTATGCAGGAAGCGTTCAAAGTTCAAACAAAGAATCATTTATTAGGATGTGCAACGAACGTTCAAAAAAGGGTTTTTTGACGGTTGTATTTGAGGAAAAAGGCAATCCAAATTCGGTGCGATTATTTACGCAAACAGAATTAGAGCGATTACAGACCGTCCCCGTTGGATATACAAGTTGCGTAACATACCAAGAGGCGGCGGATTTAATTGGCGACGGTTGGAATATTGAAACGGTAAAACACATATTGAAAAATTTATAAAAACCGAGCCGGGCGGGTTCCTGGCAACAATCAAATAATTGCAATTATATGAGTACAGAAAAAAAAGACGGTAACAATGTAATGTTGATACCAAGCGAAAAGGCGTTTGCATTGTCAAAGGTCAAAACATTAAAGGACGGCGGGTTAGATGTGCATTATGAAGTTACCGAAACAATCGGTAATGAGAGTTACACGAACAAATACCACGTCGAAAGTGCAAAGGACATACACCTGGATTTGCGGGATTGTTTCGACCGTTTGCGCCCAATCATGGGACGGATTTTTAATATTACGTCCTTTCTTTCAATGGTTGAAACGTCCGATTTCAAAGCAACCAAAAAGCAAAGCGAGTTATCACGGGATTTTGCCGACGAAATGTTGAAAAACATAGAGGTTCGGGGCGTGTCCTTTTCCGGTCAAGACGATAACGTTGGGGTTGTCCTTACGGGATTGTTCACGGTATCCAACAACCAAAAGACGGCGATAAATTCGCCCCGTCTGAAATTCAATACCGAAACGTTCGGTTTTGAGGAGGAATTGGAAGAAATCGTTGCGGACATTGAAAACGAGGTTTACGCATTTTTGTTCAAAGGCAAAAAGGCGCAATTGGAATTGTTCGGGGCTGACGGCGAACCCGCACCGGGTTTGGTCGCAGAGCCGGAAAAGGAGGGCGGATTGTTCCCGGAGGTCGGCGACCCGGCTAACGAGGACGACCCGGAGGACGAAACGGCGGATATGTAAGCAATGAAGCCGATATTGCTAACAGACCGGGAAGAATACCAATTTGTAACCGATAGGGGGTTTTGCCCCCTATTGGATTACAAGCGGTTTACAATGGATATTCGGTTGCGTGTCGAAATCCAACGGGAATTGTTCGGGTATTGCGTTTTTGGTCGTGGGAATATCCCACAGGCAAACGAACGGTTTTTTAGGTGGATTTGGGAACATAAGCCGCACCAATGCGAGGAAACATTGCGCCCGTTGTCGAGTTATTCCGCCGTTTATTGTTCGCATATCCTAACGAGGGGTTCGCACCCGGAAATGGCGCACGACCCCCGCAATATCAATATCCTTTGTTTTGAAATGCACAACCGTTGGGAAAATGGCGACCGTAAAAATATGCGCATTTATCCCGGAAACGTTAAGGTTATAGAACTATTAAAGAAAGAGTATCAAATTTTGAAATTATGAGCAAAGTTAGAATTACAAATAAACTGATTATAAATTCAGTAGTAGGTGTTATATATCAAATGCACCCTTATCATAACCCGGAAGGTATAAATAAAATAGTTCAAAAAATTAATAAGTGGTGCGATGAAACGCCCGATTGTAACGGGAGTATAAAAGATACATTCAAAATATTTGAATGGAACACGTGGGAAGATTTTGAAAAATGGCTTAATGATTTTTTGAATGATATTTTGGAATTTAGACAGCTAAATATATCACGCAAATTGAAAGACGAGGGAATTAAAGACATTGATGATGAAAGAAACAGCGGAATAAGGTTTGTTGATAGATATACGGTAGAAACACAAGATGAAAGATATACAGATTTTATTGATTTAGATGCTTGTGTAAGAAATATAGTAAGGCAAATAGGCTTAATTCAACAAATGGATGAAGATTGTTTTCTTTGCAAGTATGCGAAAGAATACGGTTCTATGGAACCGTCAGAATGTGAACAATGTAAAAATTGTCTTTGTAACCCAAAAATAAGATATAATAGGGAAACGCACCCTATGGCTTTAAAACCTAAAAAAGATTGGACAGAAGAAGAAAAAGAAAAATATAAATTATGAGAACGAAACAAAGAACACCCGATTACGGGGCAATTTCCCGCCGTTCAATCCAAAATGATTTTAAAAGGGTACAAAGGTACCCGGAAAGGGAGAAACGCCCGCAAATCGAAAATCTGCCCGAAATAAATGCAGAAAGACGGGTTTTGTTTGTTGGCGAAAATTCAGGTTATTACAAATTGCGTTCTTTCATTGTTGGTAAATTGGTTCGATTAGTTCAAAAATCAAGCGTCGGCGGTTGGGTTTGTGAGTTCGTACACGACGACGACCGAAAAGCGATAAACCATGCCGCCGGATGGTCGGACAATAAGAAACAATATTTGTTGGATTGCGTAAAATTCAAGTGACATGAAAATAAAATCAAAAACCGGATATAAAATTGCGTTATACACGTTCGTGACGTTAACGGTTGCGTCTTATATGTGGGCGTTGTATAGTATCATTGTTTGGATAATTAAAGCGTTTTTTGTATGAGTGTAAACAAGGTTATTTTGATGGGACATACCGGGAAAGCCCCGGATTTTAGGGAGTTCGACAACGGGGGTTGCGTGGCGACCTTTTCGTTGGCAACCACGAAACGAGGTTATACCACAAAGGACGGGCGGCAAATCCCGGAGCGTACCGAATGGCATAACGTCGTATTGCAAAACGGGTTGGCAAAGGTCGCCAATCAGTACGTCAAAAAGGGCGACAAACTGTATATTGAGGGCGAATTGAGAACCCGGAGTTATGACGATGCGCAAGGCGTCAAACGGTATGTTACCGAGATAGTCGCAACCGATATGGAAATGTTGACCCCGAAAGCGACCGGAGCCGGGGCGCAAGTACCGCCGCCGCCCGTGCCGGATGCACCCGCCCCCGACGGAAACGACGATTTACCATTTTAAGCCGTTGACGATATGGGAGCGATAAACGGACGGGTTATTTACAGCCCAAAAGGTAAAGCCGGGGAATACGCCGAGAACGCCGCCAATTTCTTTGTCGGTTGTTCCAACGGTTGTACTTACTGTTATTTGCGCAAAGGTCGTGGCGCAAAGGTATTGGGAGGCAGTCGCCCGGAGTTGAAAAAGACGTTGCGGGAATATCCATACGCTTTGGATATTTTCAAAAACGAATTGTTGGCGCATAAGGAGGAATTGCAGAAAACGGGGTTATTCTTTTCGTTCACGACCGACCCGTTGTTGCCGGAAACGGAACGGTTGACCCGTCAAGCGGTCGGCGTATGCCAACGCCACGGCGTCCCGGTTAAGATATTGAGCAAATGCGCCGAGGGGTTGAACCGCTTCATTGATTTTGCCGAGGCGTCCGAGGGTTGGGACGTGTCCCGTATCGCTTTGGGCGCAACGTTGACAGGTTGCGACGAATTGGAGCCGAACGCCGACCCAAATATGATGCGGGTTAATGTGTTGGCACGGGCAAAACGCCACGGGTTCCGCACCTTTGCAAGCGTGGAGCCAATCCCGCCGGGAATGTACGACCGGGCAATTGGGATAATCAAATTGTCGTATCCGTTCGTTGACCTGTATAAAATCGGGTTGCAGAGCGGCGGCAAATATCCGAAACGGGAAATACGATTGATTTACGACACAATTACGGAACATTGGGAGGGACGCCCGGAACAACCCCGTATCTATTGGAAAGATAGTATTGTTAATCCGTTGGGGATTGACCGGGGAGAATTGCCGGGGTATTGTGTCCCTGTTAATTGGGATTTGTTTAACAATGAAAAGTGAAATACGGGTTGAGGTTCCCGCCGATTGCCGATTGGTCGGAGTAAGGACGGACGGCGATGTTGTCGTTATCATTTACGAGCCAATCCAAAACGTCCGGCAAATTGGATTTATCCATTACCCGGAACCCGACGACGAAACCGAGGAACCCGAAAATAAAAAGTAAATATGCAGTACAGCAATAAGGATTACAACCCGGAAAAACACGACCGTTGGCGTGCGTTGACCGTAAAACAGCCATACGCAAATGATTTGGTAACGGAGGCGTACAAGGACGAAAACGGTATTGTTTACGGGAAAAAGACAATTGAAGTTCGGAGCAAAAACACGTCATACCGTGGCGACGTGCTGATATGTTCCGCAGCGTCCCCGGTTTATCCGGGAATGGAAAGCGGCGTTACTTTGGGATTGGTTGAGTTGTACGACGTAAAGCCGATAAAAGAGTTTACGCCGGAGGATTGGGAAAACACCCGGATTCCAAAGGAAAAGAGGGCGAAAATAACAAAGGGGTACGGGTGGTTGATGCGCAACCCCCGCCGGGTTATTGAATTTCCGATTAAGGGGCAATTGGGGATTTACAATTTGGTTTATACCAAAGATTGTATATTGCCGTATCCCGTGGCAATGGTAATGGATAAAAAGGGTTATGAATTAGCAAGAAAGGAGGCACACAATGAGTAAGGACAAACACACCGTCCAAACAGGCATACACGTTGGGCGGGTCGGCGTCTATGTTTACGCCCGTGAGTATTGGCAATATCATAGTTGGCAATTTGGGGTGTCCATTGATGCAATAAACGGTTACGACCGTTATGTTGATATTGAGGCGAAAATATTGTTTTTCGGCATTGGCATACGGTTTATATGGATTAAAAGAAAGGTAAAACGATGAAAGCAAAGATTTTATTGTTATCTTTGGCAACGCTTTTGTTGGGGGCGTGTCAAAGCGAGAACGAACCAACGGAGGCATTTAATTTACTTCAAAAATCCGAGAGCATGGAAGAAAGAAACGAGTTTGTAACGAATACCACGGCGGCAATGATACAGATAAACGCCCCCCGGTATAATTGTGAGATTGTCGAAACCGCATTAGCCGGGGGCGATAGGGTACGAATTTGCGTAAAAGGCGTAAAGGAAGATTTGGACGCATTGTTTGACTATGTGAACGAAGCGGGCAAAGAATGAGAGTAAAGCAACCCGAAATATTCGACCCGAAAAGGGAGTACAAGCCCGGCGAACGTGCCATTTACAAAGGCATGGTTATTATTGCCGAGATATGGACGAAAGCCGCCCAAAGGTTAGCAGACGACCCCGGAACCCTGTTTTGCCAACGGTGCGTCCGTTGCAAGATAGACCGGGACGTTTGCACCGGGGCGCATTTGCAATGCGATAAGTACAGCAGAACCGACCGAAAAACGATATTTTGGCGGTTGGCATATCCGAAAACAGTAAGAACGAATAAAAAATTAGAGCGATGACAGAAAGTAAATTAAACCCGTTTGATGCGGAATTGTTGGTTATGATTGGCGATATTGCCAAAAGCCAACCGGAGGTCGAGGAAAAACCCGACCGTTACGAAATCACGGTTGCCACAACCGAGATACAGGGAAAAAGCATTGAAGCACTAAAACAGGCAGTCGCCGGACGATTGGGGAAACGCTTGTTAGTTACCCACACGTTAGACGCCGCCGTTGTTTTCAACGTCGAGTACGACCCGACGGAATACCCGGAACAAATCCGCACCCGGTTAGTTGAGCCGGACGCCACGGCGGGAACCCGATATTGCCGCACGTTGTTAGAAGTTGACGCAATACAGGTACGCCGGGACAATTTGGACGACCTGTTGAGATTTACCGGAGGCGGAACCATGACTATACCGAGAACCCCAAACGGGCGGGCGGTTTATTCGTTCCCGGACGGCAACGGCATTTTCATTGACGCCCCGGAAACGTACTACATTGTCCGGGAACCGGACGGACGATTGACAACCCGCCCGGAAAGAGAGTTTAACCGGGAGTTTGAGCCGAAAGGCGTAAGCGCACCGAAAGAACCCGGCGATAAGGGATGCGGGAATTGCGCCAACTTTACAAACGAGGACGTCAACGGGAACGGTTATTGCGAGGCGTTCAAATGCGAACAATCGTGCGGCGTTATGCCGTGTCAAGAGTATAAACCCAAAAATCAATAAAGCGATGAACAAAAGAGAAAAATTTTTGAAAGAGATTGCCGAGGTTATCAACCGTAATTCTTTGGAGGCGCATTTTAACGATACCCCGGATTACATATTGGCGAAAGTCGCAGTTGAAGCAATGGAGAATTTCGCCGAAGCGTCCGCACGGAGGGACAATTGGCACGGGTTCAAAGAAGCCGATAAGCCGGGCGAGGTTGTGCGGAATGAGGATTGCGACAATTGCCCGGTTCGGGGGATTTGCCCGGAGCATAAGAAGCCGGAGGCGTTCGACGTCCCAAAGGAGGTGCGAGCAATGGCGGAATTTTTCGGCAAGATGTTCCCCGGTTCCAAAGTAGAAATACACCGGGTCGAAATGCCACGGCGCAACCCACGGGATAAAAGCCGGGGAAAGAATAAACGAAAGAACCGGAAAGGAGGCGAACAATGAGTTACGAGATAAAGCGCACCGACGCCGAGATTGACGAACAATTGAATAAAGCCGCCGACGGCATAAACGACGGTTCCCAATATCCCGGTATGAGTTACGAGGACGGAATACAACAATTTTGGCTTTGGGTAACAGGGGAAACCAACGACCCACCATTTGAGGACTAAAGGCAGAAAAGCCCCGGAAACAAACGCCGGGGTTTTGCCGTTTATATGTGAGAGAGAACAAACGGTTGGCAATGCGGCGAAAAAGCCGTAAATTTGCCCCGTGGTTGAAAGATAACCATTAAGACGATAAAAGTATTGAGTTAATAACAAAAGCCTCTTAAAATGGAAATTCCCCGCAAATAACTTGTAAAGGGTAAACACGTTTTAAGGAGGGACGGGATAAGAAAAGACATAGAGCCGGAAAGGAACCAAAGGGGAAAAGGGACAAAGGAACCGAGGAACCAAAAGGACGGAAAAGCAAAAAGGCGCAAAGGTCTATTTTTTACCCCGTTTGAACATTAAAAGAGGTTGAAAAATGGAAAAATTGAAAACGGGTAATAAGAACCGGAAACCCGCCGGATATAACAAGCGTACCGAGGAACAACGGGCGTATGATATTGCGTATTGTTCCAATCTGTTTTTACGTGGTTATACTTATCGGGAAATAACCGAGGCATTGAACCGGGATTTGTCCGACCGGGGCGTTGGTTACACAATTACGCTTTCAATGGTTTATTACGACTTACAACAAACCCTTATCGAATGGAAGCGGGAACGCTTGGAAACAATCGACGAATATGTTACGCAGGAATTGCGCAAGTTGGATAAAATGGAGCAACAAGCGTGGGAGGCGTGGGAGGTATCCAAAACCGGAAAGCAGCGCACCAAAGAGAAAACCAACCGGGGGCGTCCTATCAAAACGGATGCGACCGACGGCGACCCGGAATATTACGGGTATGACGAAACGACCGTTGAAACGTCGGCGGGCAATCCCCGGTTTTTGGATTTGTTGTTGAACATTCAGCAACGCCGGGCAAAGATGTTGGGATTTGATGCACCCGTTAAAATCGAAATCCCCGGATACAACGCCGGGACGGACGACGATAAACCGAAATACGATGTTAAGGCAATCCCGGACGACCTGTTGTTTGCCGTCGCCGACAAATTGCAGTCCGCCGAATTTCAAAAGACAATCGCCGAGAAAGGAGGGGCGCAATAATGGCAAGGCGAATGAATGTTGTTAAACAGGTTGTAACCAAAACGAACCATTATTGCGGGGATTGCGGACACGGTGTTTGGTATTTCGACCATGCGAATTTAGATGTTGCAAATAGATTGCCGATTTGTTGCCGTTGTCCGTTTACCCCGAACCGTTGCCGGATAAGGAGCGAAACGGCGTGTTTGAATTGGATACCGAAAAAGCCCGGCGAATTGATAGTTACACCCGATAAAATTGTACGACCATGAGTAACGAGGAATTATTGAAGATGTACGAGGCAATCAAGGCAGACCCCGGCGAATTGGTGCGAGCCGCCGCCCGTAAACGTCTTATCAACTTTGCCCGGTATATGCAACCGGATTTGGTATTGGAACCGTTTCACGTTGTATATTATACCCTGTTGGATAAGTTTGCGCACGGCAAAATACGAAAGATGATTGTACAACAGCCGCCGCAACATGGTAAATCGGAGGGGTCAAGCCGCAAATTACCCGCATTTATGTTGGGGTTAGACCCCGACCGCAAAATATGTATCGGTTCGTATGCGGCGACAATCGCACGGGATTTTAACCGGGACGTTCAACGAATAATCGACACGCCCCGGTATCGTGAATTATTCCCCGGCACGTACTTAAATGGGTCGAACGTCGTAACAATGTCGAATACCTATTTGCGCAATTCCGATGTTATCGAAATGGTCGGGCATAAGGGGTCGTTGCGTGTCGTCGGTCGTGGCGGTTCGCTGACGTCTAAAACCGTGGACGTTTCGATATTGGACGACGTGTATAAGGATTACGCCGAGGGTAACAGCCCGATAGTACGGGCGGCGGCGTGGAAATGGTACACGACCGTTGTACGCACCCGTTTACACAACGATAGTCAAGAATTGATTGTATTTACCCGTTGGCACGACGACGATTTGATAGGGCACATTGAAAAGAGCGGCGAAACGATTATTGATGTTAAGTGTTGGGCGGATTTGGAGAACGTAACGCCGGGGGCGTGGGTGCGCATAAACTTTGAGGGACTGAAAACCGGGGAACCGACCGAGATAGACCCACGGGAACCGGGGGCGGCATTATGGGAAAGCCGACACAGTAAGCAAAAGTTGGAAGCGCAAAAGGCATTAGACCCGGTACAATTTCAATGCCTCTATCAAGGCAACCCCGGTTCCGCCGAGGGTCGATTGTACCAACATTTCAAAACGTGGGTCGAAAAATCCGATTACGGCACGTACATTCGTTCCGGCGCATACATTGACGTTGCCGATGAGGGCGACGACCTGTTGTTTGCCGCAACGTATGACGTGTATAAGTCCGACAATATGTTTTTCAACGAGAAAACAAAGCGCATGGAGCCGATATTGTTTGCCCTTATTACAGATATGGAAATGACGGACGAAAATACGGACGTTACAACCGTAACCGTCCCGGCGATGATTAACCGGAACGGGACGCAAAAAGCGTGGGTTGAGAGCAACAACGGTGGTGCGGGTTATGAAAAGGTTATCAAAAAGAAAGTCCGGGCGATTACCGACCCGTTTTATCAAGGGGGCAACAAGGAAAGCCGGATAATAACAGCGTCCGCAATGGTTAATCAACATATAATTATGCCGTTCGGTTGGGAAACCCGGTACAAAGCCGTTTACGACCATGTAACCGGATTTTTGCGCAATTTCGGAGCCAACACGCACGACGACCCGGAGGACGGATTGACCGGAATATATGAAAAGGAGATTGCGGACGGCAATATACAGCCATACGCACACGCAAACCGAGGCGTAAGACGACGCAATTAGCAATATTTTTGAGATATACAAGATTATCCGGGAAAAAGTTTATAACTTTGTAACCGAAACGAGGGGGCAAAGGGACAGCCCCGGAGAAAGTAACAATATTTTTAACGTTAAAAACAAAGAAGTATGATTTGTAAATGTCCGGCGGGGGCGGCGTTGCCCGATGTACCCGCAATCACGTGTCCGGAAAGTTTCGGACAGGTTCAAAAAGTGGCTTTTCAACGTCTTACGAAAGACGACGGAAGCAAAAACAGTTTTACGAGTGAAAAAGCGATTACGGCGTTAGCGTCGTGGACGCCCCTGTTATCGGCGGCGAATAGCACGAAAGTAGTTGTTTCGCCGTATATCCAAGCACCGACCGCCGAGGCGGGAGCCGCCCGCACCTTTGGAGGCGGTAACGAAACGTTGGGAGGCGTCGAAGAAATTATTGGACGTGAACCAACCCCGTTTACCGGAGTTATCCGCAAAGCCCCGCAGGAGGTTATCAAGGCATTAAAGGAAATGCAATGCGAAAGTTGGGGCGACAATTTGGGTATCTTCATTTTCGACGAAAACGGCGCAATCGGCGCAATCAAGGGGGATGCAGACGGTACATATTACCCGATACCGATACGTTCGTTGTTTATCGGCGATAAAACGTTGGGCGGATTGGAAGCCCCGGACAGCAACGCAATACAATGGTCATTTTTGCCGAATTGGTCGGACGATTTGGCGATTGTTGTCCCGGCGTTTAACCCGCTTACGGATTTAAAACCCGCACAAGGGTAATGACGGCGAAAGTTACAAAGGTCGTGTTGGAGTGTCCGACCCTTAACACGACCGAAGAATTTGAGATTAACCACGCCGAACGCCTGTTGCGGATGCCTAACAATGGCGGTTGGCAGTTGCCCGAAAAATCACCTTTTGAATTTAGCAAAGAAAATGGGATTAGATATAAAACGCATAAGAAAGGAAATAACGGAACCGAGGAAAAAGGCGACGATAAATAAAGCGGTCGTACATCAAAACCGCATTAAATTTCACGCCCAAACCAACGTAACGCCCTTAATGTGTTTACCCACGACCGATTTTTTGGCATGGGTTCAAAATCTTATCCCACACGATAAATTCAAAATCTTCAAAACATTGTTCCGTTACCCCGTTCGTACCAACGAGGTAACGGGCATTTGTTTTGATAAGTTAAGCCGTATTTTCGACGGTCGTAACCCGGCGTTCAACTATCAATTCCAAAACACGGAACAACGGGACGATTGGGAGTATTACCGCCAAGATGTATTAAAGGAGCCGGAAATTTGGAGTACGAAAGGTTGGGAGTTTTTCAAGACGGAAATAAACAGCGTCTTAATAGTTGATTTGCCTGCCGAGCAAAACCCCGCCGACCGATACCCGACCCCGTATTTTTATTGGCTACCTATCGAAAGCGTCATAACCTTTGAGGCAAACCGGACAACCGGGGTTATGGATTGGATAATTTTCCGCCAACCCGATAAACGTATTGCAGTTATTGACGATGAACGATACAGAGTATTTGCAGAGGACGACGGCGGCAACATAGGCAAATTATTGGTTGATAACCCACACGATTTGCGCTATTGCCCCGCCCGTTTCTTTTGGAACGAGCCAATGAATTTGCGAGAACCGGACGTTAAACAATCCCCGCTAA